TTTAGCGGTTCTAGTGTACCGTCAATTCTAAAAAACTTATCATTCTTTTTACGTTTATCTTCGGTAATAGGAATGCTAAAACCAAATAGCCGCCCGCGTTCGTTTATCAACGGTAATAGTACCTGCTCATAAAATGGGTTTTGAAGAGAATTGTTTTCAATCCAAATCTTATGTGTATCGACACCATTTTCGACTAAGTATAAATGAGCATCAAAAAGCCAATCAACAAAAGTGGCGTTACGCACTTGGTCAAGCCATACCTTATATACATATCTTTTTTGCCCGATACTGCCAACTACTACAACCGATTTGTAACTGGCTTGTTTTGTTTTAGTGGCGCGGTCTTTATTACTTGTGGCAGGGTCGGCATATATAACCACTTGCTCACAGCGTCTTAAAGGTGGTAACTTATCGTAGTAAATTTCTTTAAAAGTAGTACCTAGTTGTACCGGGTTGTTATAATATTCTTGTTGCTGTGCAGACCAGGGTATTTTACTAAGTGCTCTATCAATTAACGCTTCAGTGTTTTTTGAGGGCCAGGTACTTTTACCTTCGGCATCGCGGATATTAATAATGTCCCAAGTGTCTGCCATTTTGCCCAATTCGGTAATAACACAGTATTTGGCAATAATATTACCATTGGCTATTAACAGCAACGGCACACTAATAGATCTTGTGGGAATTAATGCTTTGTTAATCCAGTTGACCTTTTCTGCAACCCTGTCCGGGTTACGCACTTCTTCATCGGTATCTATATCATCAATCAATAGTATATCAGGGCGGATAGCATCCTTTTTTGTTCCCCGCGGGCTTTGTCCTGCACCTAATGCTCTAAATGAAACACCTTTTTTGGTTACAAACTCTGTACTCTCCCAATTGCCGATACTTTGCTGTTTCCCGTAGTCATTGGTAATACGTTGGTTTACTTCCAAAATAGACTTGTAAGGTAATAGCAAGCGTTCCGCATTGGTAAGTGTAGCAGACACCATCAACACATTTTTCTTTTTACCTGTCAATGTTAAGTATAGCACCTCCATCATGGTACGTGTAGACTTTGCCAATTCGCGTGACCAACTGCGTACTTCGTAGTATTCGGGATTTTTTAAAACCCTTCGTGTAGCACGTTTATGAAAATCGGCAGGCGATGCCGTATAAAACTCAGGAAAGTAATAGGCAAACCATTGCTCAGGTGTCTTTTCGAGTTTGGCAACTCTTTTTTTACGTTCGAGTGCAGTCTCATTCAGGTCAATAGGTGTATTTCTAAAACTATTGTCCCTGTACTGTTGCCACAGTTGCAAAAACTTTTTTTGTTCGGCTTTGGTAATAGGCATTAGCTTATTTTTTTATTAATGTATGCATCAAACAATGGAATCAATTGTTTAAAAAATTCGGGATATTGCGGTTTTATAAAGGATAAAAAGTCGGTTGCAACTTCATATACTTCGGCAATACTTGTTTCGGTTTCAAGCCTTTTAATACTGCTTGTAATAACGGCAATAGTATTAGCCTCACTTGGTGTGGCTACTTTACTTTTGCGCCCTTTTATATCATCGTTAAGCCATGCCAACTGATCATATAGGTCGTTAATCATTTTTTTGCGTGTTACCATGAGTGATTTGCGCAACCTGTCCCACTTTTCATTTTTTATCCAACTGCTTACCGTATTAGGGCGCACGCCTACACGTTCGGCAATGGCTTTAATGCTTAGTACCTGATTTGTATCTAAGTACAAGGTTTTGGCAAATTCTTTCTCTTTTGTCTTGCTTTGTCCCATTGTTATAATTATTTGATGCAAAGTTGCTCGAAAATGGGCTTGAAATAAAAAAGTTGTCAAGTTACTTGACAAAATTGTCAAGTAACTTGACAACTTTTACAAACCGACTACATCCCAACGCATATTTGCACTAAATAATTAGTCGATATGCCTAACAGATTTATATTTAACGACCAAAGTGTTCGTAACAGCCACGGATTTAGCATCAGGACTGCCGGTATTGATACGGCCCGTTTTGAAAAAAATCCTGTTATGTTGGACGGGCATTGGAATGACACTACTAATACTATAGGTAGATGGAAAGATTTACAACGCGATGAAAACACCTTGTCGGGTGTTCCTGAGTTTGATCCCAAAGACGAAAAAGCACAATTGATAGCCGGAAAGGTTGAGCGTGGTTTTGTAAAAGCATGCTCTATGGGCATATTGCTGAGTCGCGATGACCTAAAACTAATAGGTGACAAAGTTGTGCTCGTAAAATGTGAATTAATGGAAGTGAGCATTGTGGCCGTACCCTCAAACGGTAACGCCCTTAGACTGTATGCCAAAGAAACAGGTGAGTTGTTAAGCGATGACGAAGTAAAAGAGCTGACACTATCTGTACAAGAAGAAGCAAAAAACATAGAAAAACCCAAAAATATGTCAATTAAATTATTAGACGGTGCCCTAAAAGCGTTGGGATACAATGCAGGCACAGAATTAGACGAGGCGACATTGAGTGCAAAAGTTATAGAACTTAGCGCACAAGCAGATAGCGCCAAAAGAGAACTTGCACAATTAAAGCAAGAAAAAGAGCAACAGCACTTGCAAGCCGTAAAAAATACGGTTGATCAAGCTGAAAAAGAAGGACGCATTACTGCCGATAAAAAAGAAGACTTTATCAATCTTGGTATTGCTAATTACGAATTGTTACAATCAACCTTAGCCAATTTGCCTGTTAAACAAAGTTTGGCAGCAACAATTGCCCCCGGTGGTTCTGTTGAGGTTAAAAGCGCCGACGATTTTCAAAAATTAAGTCTTAGTGAGCAATTGCAATTTAAAGCAAGCAATCCTGAAGGCTATAAAAAATTATTCACAAAAAACTAAAAAAGTAGAATCATGCCTGCAAATTTCCCCGAAATGTGGTTGGATAGAGTTATCCAAAACCTTGACAAGACAGACGAAGCATCATTTTTGAACGGCATTGCCGAACTCAATGCAGATGTATCGCAAATCAATAAAGGCGCTATGTCTGAAATCAATAAGATATATGTTCCCGAAACTGATTTTGAAGTAGATGTATTGATTAACAACAGTACATACCCAATTCCGTATCAACAATATGATGACGGTACTATTGAAATTACTTTGGACAAATACCAAACCAAAGTGGTTACACTGCCCGATGATAAAACCATTGGCGCAAGTTATGATATTATTGACACCGCCACCAAATCAACGGTTCGCAGTATTACCGTCAATAAATACAAAAAAGCTATTCACGCCATTGCGCCTGCGCAAAATACTACGGCTACGCCTGTACTAGAAGCTACCGGAGACGATGACGGCACGGGCAGAAAACGTCTTACCTACAACGATTTAGTCGCATTTAAGAAAGCCTGTGATACTGCGGGTTGGGGTGATGGTAAACGCCGCTTGGTGTTAAATGATGGTCACTGGAACGACTTGCTGTTAGACCGTGAGCGTTTTGGGTCACTGTTGGTTGACTATGTGCAGGGTAAACCAAAACCTGTAATTGCAGGTTTTGAGTTGGATACTTACCCTGTTATGCCAATTTACACCGATGCTAATGTTAAAAAAGCATTTGGAGCAATTAAAGAAAGTGGAGACAAAGTAGCATCGGTTGCTTTTGTGTTAGAAGCTATTGCTAAAAAAACAGGCGTAACCCGTCAGTATTTTGTCAAAGCTGAAAATAACCCTCGTAACCAAGCCAACGAATTGTCTTATAGACATTATTACGTTGTAGTACCATTCCAAAATAAAAAGATTGGTGCGATTTTATAATTGATCTGCCGACATTAAATGCAGCTGCATTTAATGTCGGGTTAAAACCCTTTTTAATGATGTCACAAGATATATTATCACTTATTATAGCGCCATTATTAACGGCCATTGTTACTTGGTTTTTTGCCCGTAGTAAAAACAGGCAGGAGGTAATAAAAATGAAAACCGAAAACGAAATACAGGCGGCGCAATATTACCAAGATTTGTTGGACGACATGAGCAAACGTTTATCCAATTCGATTGAAGAGATAGACGAGCTGATGAAGCGCAACAAAGAGTTAATGAGGAGTAATAGAGAGTTGCTCGATGCTAACCAAAAATTAATGGAAACTAATAAGGAATTGGCACAAACCAACGAACGCCTGATTGTAACAAATCAGCATTTGGTAAATGAACTGCAAAAATTTAAGCAACTAAACGGCAAACCAAAAGATGGCAAAAAGAATTAAATATTTGGTAATCCACTGCACCGATACGCCCGAAGGTAGAGAAGTTACTCGAAAAGATATTTACGATTGGCATATAGTAGGTCGCGGTTGGTCTCGACTAGGTTATTCAGATATGATTCATATCAATGGCTTTTTAGAGAACCTAACCCCTTACGATGATGATAGCCTTGTCGAAAATCATGAGATGACTTGGGGTGTCAAAGGTATTAATGCTATAAGTCGCCATATAGTATATGTAGGCGGAACCGATAAGCATTTGAAGCCAACTGATACCAGAACCGAGGCGCAAAAACAAACGATGAAAGATTATGTTCGTTTTATGGTACATCGTTATCCCTGGATACTAATTGCAGGTCATAACTTATTTGCCAATAAAGCATGCCCTTGTTTTGATTGGGCAAACTGGTTACGCGATATAGGTATTCCTGAAAAAAACATTGCAAAATAAGTGAAAAAACTCTTGTACATATTACCTCTATTGCTACTGTTTAGCTGTGGCAGTCTTTTTGGCACACAAAAAGACAAAGAACACACCCGCCTGCAATCTGCCGAAAAAAGCATGGTAGTTGAAACAGGTATCAGGTATGAGTTAATTCCTGCCGATACTCTGCTATTTATAGCGCCACAACAAAAACCTAATGATACAACATCAGTTGTAAAAATGGTAGAAAATAAACAGCTTAAAATTGAGGCAACGGTAAAAAAAGGATGTGTAAAAAAAGTGAAGGCTACACAAAAGCCCAAACTCAAAATAAACCCTTATAAAAAAATAGAGCAATCTGAAAAAAAACTAACTGTCAAACAAGACATCAAGCACAAACAAAGTAAGTTTAAAGACGTATATTTTCTGTACGCATTTCTTGGTATCGGCTTTTTGATAGTGGTTAATAATTTTACTAAAAGAAAATCAAAAACATAGAAATTATGAAAATATTTAAACAGTACCCGGACTTGGATAAATACTTTGTAACCTCAGACGGCACAAAGTTTTTTACAAAAACAACTGCCGACAATCATGCAAAAACTTTGAAAAACAAAGCAGTTAAAACCGTTTCAAAACACGTAATCAATGATACTGATGCAGGAAACGAGTTTGAAGAACTTATTGCCAAAATTAATAAGGCAACGAGTATTGATCAGGTGCAAGAACTATCAAAAGGCGTTAGCGATGCTACCGTAAAAAAAGCCGTTGTCAATAAAATAAAAGCATTGGAAAAAGCGATTGCGGAGGCAAAAGCCAAAGCAGATCAAGAAGCCAAAAAGAAAGAAGCCGAAGCTAAAAAACAGGCAGAGGCAAAAGCTAAGGCGGAGCAAGAAGCTAAAAAGCAGGCAGAAGCCAAAGCTAAACCTAATACTAACTCAAAAAAGTAAGCTATGTTACCCGGATTGAACATAAATTTTAGCAACGGCAATATGAAAACGGTAATCCCCACCGCCGACGGAGTTTTTGGTTTGATGGCGTCGGCGACTGTGGTCCCCAATAAGTTTGCCCTAGAAACACCATACGTGGTTAAAGGAATGACCGATGTGGCTAAACTTGGCATTGTGCCAAGTACAGAAAACTATGTCTTATACGAAGCCTTACGCGAATATTACGACGAGGCAGGCGAAGGCGCAGAACTATGGCTTATGGGTTTTTCAAAAACAACCAAAGTAAGTGATTGGTTTACACCGGATGCCACAACAGGTGTTGTTCCGGCACGTAAATTATTGGATGCCGCTAACGGTAAAATAAGCATGTTGTTTACCAAATATGCCCCCGAAACGCAACCGGATCAGTTTACT